ACCGACCTGGCGCTCCAGCGCCGGTACCGTGACCGTCCGGTGGAAATTTCGGCCATTGGCTGCACCCGCGCCTCCGAGGCACAACGCCGCGGTAAGTGGGCGCTACTGAGCAACAGCCAAGATCGAACTGTCACCTTCAAGACCGGCATGGAGGGCCGCATCCCGCTCCCTGGCTATGTCATTCCTGTGGCGGATGAGCTGGTGGCTGGCCGCCCGAACGGTGGCCGGATTTCGTCGGCAGCCGGGCGCGTCGTGACGCTGGACCGTGATACGCCGATCAAGGCCGGCGACCGTCTGATTCTGAACCTGCCGAACGGCACCGCCCAGGCGCGAACTGTACAGTCGGTTGCCGGGCGCGCAGTGACGGTGACTACCGCATACAGCGTGCAGCCAGAGCCAGAACTGCAGTGGGCGATTGATTACGACGACCTGGCTGTCCAGCTGTTCCGGGTGCTGAAGACTACGCGCACCCAGGAAGGTGCCTACGAGATCACCGCGCTCGAGTTCAATCCGAGCAAGTTTGCGGCCATCGACACCGGCGCCAAGCTGGACGAGCGCCCGATCAGTGTCATCCCGGTGACGACCGTGCAGCCACCGGCCAGCGTTACCCTGACTTCGGCCTACGCCGTGGATCAAGGTATTGGCGTGAACACCATGACCATTTCCTGGCCTGCAGTGCAGGGGGCCGTCGCCTATGACGTGGAATGGCGCAAGGACAATGGCAATTGGGTTCGAGTACAACGCACCGGGGCGGCTTCTGTCGATGTGGTGGGTATCTATGCGGGGGCCTACCTGGCGCGTGTGCGCGCTGTGAGCTCGTTCGATATCACGTCGACCTGGCGCGACTCCATGCTTACCCAGTTAAAGGGTAAGGAAGGTCTACCGCCTGCAGTTGCATTTCTCACTACTACGCCGCTGGTGTTCGGCACCCGACTGAACTGGGGCTTCCCGGCTGGCGCGGAGGACACTGAGCGCACTGAGATTTGGCAGGGCACAACCACCAAGCGCGAAGAGGCTAGCAAGCTTGGGGACTTCGCTTATCCGCAAGCTGGGCACGAAGTTCACGGTCTAGCGGCTGGTGTATCGTTCTTCTACTGGGCGCGCCTGATTGACCGTAGCGGGAACGTTGGTCTGTGGTATCCAACCGGCGTCGGCGTGAACGGCCAAGCCAGCAGCAACCAGTTCGAGTATGAGGAATACTTCAAGGACAAAATCAGTAACGGTTCCCTGTACCCGGCACTGCGCGACGAGATCGCCCTCATCTCTGGCCCGCCCGATCTCCCGGGGTCGGTGAACAACCGTCTGGAAGAGCTGGACGAGCAAGTCACCGAGATCACCGACCAACTGGGTGATGCGGTGACGCAGGTTCAATCCAACCTCGACACCGCCACTCAACAGGCTCAGCAGGCCATCGACCAGGTTGCCGAGGCCGCCCGGCAGGTGCAGCAGGACCTCGATGAGGCCACCCAAGACCTGCAGGGCCAAATTGACGGCGTCAGCCAGATCGCCAAGTCGCTGCCGTACAACGCCGACAAAACCTATACCTCTGGCCAAACCGTGTTGGGTACCGACGGCAAGCTGTACCAGGCATCGAAGGCGGTACCGAAAAACACCGCGCCGCCGAATACCAGCTATTGGACTGATGTCGGCCAGGTTGTGCAGTCGGCGAACGGGCTTGCTGCCCGCGTTCAGACCGTGGAGACCAAGGTTACCAACCTGGAGGGCACCACCACTTCGCAAGCCACCCAGCTCACCGGCTTGCAGTCCAGCCTGACCACCACCAACCAGAACGTCACGGCGGCTCAGCAAGCGGCGCAGGATGCGGCGACCCTCGCCGGCGGCAAGGGCAAGGTCATTGTCCAGGCTGCAGCGCCTGCTGTTGCTGACCGACTGGCGCAGAACCTCTGGATCGATACCACCGGCAACGCCAACACGCCGAAACGCTGGAATGGCAGCGCTTGGGTGGCGGTCACCGACAAGGTCGCAACGGACGCAGCGGCGGCAGCAGCGAACGCACTGACCGTGGCGCAGACAAAGGCCGATGCCTCGGTGGTCAACAACCTGTCGACCCGGGTCACTGATGCTGAGGGGGTAATTACGTCGCAGGGCCAGGCTATGACCGGCCTGCAGAACAGTCTGGTCACCACCAATCAAAACGTGTCCGCCGCACAACAAGCGGCGCAGGATGCGTCCACCTTGGCCGGTGGAAAAGGCAAGGTGATCGTGCAGTCTGCTGCCCCTGCCGCAGCTGACCGACTGGCGCAGAATCTCTGGATCGATACCACGGGCAACGCAAACACACCTAAGCGATGGAGCGGTAGTGCCTGGGTGGCAGTGACGGACAAGGTGGCGACCGATGCGGCAGCCGCCGCGGCCAATGCATTGTCGGTCGCGCAAACCAAAGCCGATGCCTCGGCTGTTGATTCGCTGTCCACGACCGTGACTCAGCAGGGCAACACCATCACGTCGCAAGGCCAGGCACTCACTGGCCTCAACAACAGCTTGACCACCACCAACCAGAACGTCACTGCAGCTCAGCAGGCAGCCCAATCTGCTTCCGACCTGGCCGGCGGTAAGGGCAAGGTTCTGTTCCAAGCAACAACACCGGCGGTTGCTGATCGGGCGGCCCAGAACCTCTGGATCGACACCACCGGCAACGCCAACACTCCGAAACGCTGGAACGGTAGTGCCTGGGTGGCTGTGACCGATAAAGTGGCCACTGATGCGGCGGCTGCCGCTGCTGCAGCAAGCGCGCTGGCGCAGACCAAGGCCGACGCCTCGACAGTGACCGCGCTGTCCAACACGGTGATCCAGCAAGGCAGCACGATCACCGCGCAAGGCCAGGCCCTCACGAACATTCAGGCCAGCATCGGGAACATTTCCGGTGAGAACCTGCTGCTGGACCCATCTTTCTCCAGTAGCAACGGCGTCAACGCTCAGCCCGGCATCCTGGTGCTGAACCGAAACGATTCCAGCGTGCCGGCACTGGCTCCCACGGCGCGCGTGGTGAAGTGGGACGTGCCCGCCAGTACGGGGAACACCTATGTTGGATTTACGTCTGCCCTCAACGTCAGGCCTCCTGAGAGCTCCAACGCGACCCAGATCGCTGTGGCGGCCGGTGAGGTTTACGACTTCGAACTGGTACTGCACAGCGAGAAGGTGAGGCAGTTCGGCCTGTGGGCGCAGTACTACGCATTGGACGGATCCTCCGTTACCCATGGTTGGGTCCAGCAGGGAGGGGATGGCCTCAACATTGCCACCACCGCAGGTCAGTGGGTGAAGCTGACGGGTATGGTGACGGTCCCGGCCGGCGCCGTGCGCATGGCGATGACGGTTCGCATGTCTACCGGCGACGCCTTGGTTGCTTACATGGCCGCCCCGGCTGTACGCAAGCGTGCCGCCCAGACTAATGCGCTGGCGTCTGCTACGCATTCTCTGGATGCGCGGGTCGCGCAGACCGAGGCCGACCTGACCTCGCAGAGCTCGTCGATCATCTCCCTGCAGAGCAGCCTGACGACCACGAACCAAAACGTCACCGCCGCGCAGCAGGCTGCCCAGGCAGCATCTGACCTGGCGGGCAGCAAGGGCAAGGTGATCGTGCAAACGGCTACCCCTGCGGTGCCTGACCGCCTCGGGCAAAACCTGTGGATCGACACCACAGGCGGCGCCAACACGCCTAAGCGCTGGAGTGGGTCTGCCTGGGTAGCGGTAACGGACAAAGTTGCCACGGATGCGGCGGCTGCGGCCGCTAACGCTCTGGCCGTGGCTCAGACCAAGGCCGATGCAACTGCGGTGAACAACTTGGGTACCCGGGTAACCAGCGCTGAAGGCAAGATCGAAGCGCAGGGATCTGCGCTAACTCAGGTGCAGGCAGCGGTGGGCGATATCGCGGGCAACGGGGCCAACCTGGTGCCAGCCGAATACGCTGTGTTTGGCCCGGCAGTACCCGCTCTGGTGATGGGCGGGGGCCAGGCTGCCACGGTTGAAGCTGATCCGCACGGTTTCAACGGCTATGTGCTGCGCTTGCTTCAAACCTCCGGTGCCGGCACCACGTACTTTGCGCCGAGCAACATCTACTCGGGGGCAAACATCGCCCTCAAAAACAAGAAGTACATCCTGGCTTGGGACGCCAAAAGTACTTCTGGGGCCAAGCAGATGCAGGTCAGCCTGCGGACTATTGCTGCCGACGGTGCCGTGAGGTTCGCACCTGGTCAGGATGTCGCCATTACCGATCAGTGGGGCCGGTACAGCGCCGTGTTTGACCTGACCAGCACTGCTTTCGTAGCTGACCGGATGGTGGTGTGCATATCTGCGTCGCCCAACCCGAAGGATGGAATCGCGGTACTGGTAGACCGCATCATGCTCGAGGAGCAGGTCGGGGCCGGCACAACCCCGTCGACCTTCAACATTGGCAACAGTGCTGGTCAGGTCGGCGCCTTGGCCAACTCGGTCAACCAGCTCGATGCCCGGGTGGTGCAGACGGAAACGGGGCTGACCTCGCAAGGGATCGCGCTGACCGGCCTGCAAAACAGCCTGACCACGACCAATCAGAACGTCACTGCTGCCCAACAAGCAGCACAGGCGGCGTCCGATCTTGCGGGTGGGAAGGGTAAGGTGATGTATCAGGCCACGGTCCCGGCAGTAGCGGATCGCCTGCCGCAGAACCTCTGGATTGATACAACCGGCAGCGCGAACACGCCGAAACGCTGGAGCGGAACTGCATGGGTGGCGGTTACCGACAAGGTGGCCACGGATGCAGC